ATCTAATTTATATTTTCTAATTTGTCGCTCATTATATCTTTGATCCTGCAGTTTCTCATAATTAGAATCTTTATACTTGCCAAATTGGAATTCGCTTTTATCAAATGAATCATCCAACAATTCACTGCTTTGCACAAAGTGAAATGAATGGCGGCAGTTTGGCCTTGTCGTTAAAAATGGATCGCCATCTCGAACTTCCTGAATTGATTTTATATCGTTGTCATCAATATATTTCTGTTCAGCTTCAGTCCGTGTTGCACTTTCATCGTAGTAATACTTGCCTTGATAATCGGCATGGTCTTTAGCACAATCAGCAAATTCATCACAAAAATAAAACACCTGATTTAATTCTTTGCCAACTTTTAATTGTTGATCACCGATCTCTTGATGAACCGTTGTCCTGACATTCATCTCCATATAAGATTTCCAAGTTAGGTTGCGACCATTTGAATATTGAACTGATAATCCTTGATTAGCATTTAAAATAATTTTGCTTTTTATTTCGTCATAAAGTGCATCGGCACTCGATGTTTGCGATATGATTTTAACGTTTTGAACATAGGTTTTGTAGCCGAGATTTGCAAGGTTAGTAATTTCCTTCGCATTGATTTCTTTCATGCGTTGAATGTCTTTTATGGCATCTTTATTTAATTGCTTAACGTTGATCTCTGTCTTTGAGATTTGAATCGCATCCTTGTTAATTTCTTTGTAGCTCAATAAATAAACTTTTTCAGTAAGGTTATCTAAATTCGCTAATTCTTTTTTAGCCGTTCTAATCAAATCATTTTTATAAATGGCACGATTCCGCAGTTGTAATCTTTTCCATTCTTCAGGATTATCGACAAACTTTAATAATTCTTGATTATTTTTGATGACAAAAGTGTTTTCAAGTTCCGCATATCTTTCGCCAAGCAAATCTACCAAATCATCGATTCGCTCTTTGTTCATAATTCAATTCCTTATTTTTTCTCGCTATAGAAACCTGCGCCTTGAACATCGGCTAATGATATCGAACTTGCTTCCTTTTTCGCAATCAATAGTTCATCTATTAGTTTTTGTTTTTCAGTTGAATCAGGATAAACATTATCTACGAATTGCTGAATTGTCATCAATCCTGCTCCCATTGCGGCAAGACAAGTATTGATTTTGTTTTCAAGAGAAACATTGCCGAAATACTTAATAATCATCGCTGTCGCTTGTTCTTCAGTTTCTCCAAACCATTTAACACGATATTCAATCTTGGACATGACGCCATTTGTGACATCTTCACGATCCGATTTCTTTTCGGTTTCCTTATCTTCAATAATTGAATCGTCAAACTTGACATCATCAATTAGTTCTTGTGTAAAATGTTCTTCATCTGTAAATTGATTTACAACCCACATATAAGTTTCGATGATATTTTTAACAACGTCATATAGTAATATTTCATGTTTTTTGACATTTCTAAAGGTATCTGATTTCTCTGATATCACTTGTGTGGCGGTCATTATTCGACCTTCTTTGTAGATAAAATAACCATTTCCTAAACCAACAGCGGACGAGAAAAGAGCCAAGTCATCATTGATGGCAACCTGATGTTCAACCGCTCGTAAGGCATCAGTCGAGGTTTGGATGAGTGGTTTCGATTGTCCTGAAGCATCGACAGATTTTGGCAAACGATGAATTACAACATCGTTCGGATCGAATAATTTTTTCATCTCGCCTGTTTCTTTATCAACCTCGAATATCTCGGATGAAATATAAACACGCTTTTTGCCAAGCACAAATTCATTGTCATAGGAATCATACTTGTCATCGATCGATTGCAAAACCGAGATGGCATTTGCAAAAACTGAAATTGGATAAGGACTATCGACATCGATGTTGTTGACAATATTTGGTTGGATGATTTGAAACCATTTTTTAGGCGATTGAGTATCGAGATCAAACGATTTCTGTGCCACACCATTACTATCGATTTTTATTTTAGCAATCGAGTAATTGCCCTGATCGTTTAGGTAATGAATCAATAATTGCGTTTCGTTTGTATTCTTTTGCACAAAGGCAATTTCTGTGATTTCATTATTTTCAAAAGTAATCGGAATGCATTGTAAAGCTGAATAGGTTTGAATAGTTGCTTTCGATTTAGAAAAATCTAGAGTGCCATCAATATTGGCCACAATGTCTTTTAATTCGATCAGCAAAGCATCGTAAGAAAGTGCGAATCCATATTCGACACCTTTATTCGCTTTCGCCCAAAAATGGATTTTATCTAATTTTTGATCTAACAACTTCTGATCATTTTCTGACGAAGCCACGATTTTGACTTTCTCATTCATCAAAAGCGATGCCCATTCCTCACAAGCTCGTTTTGCCATGTTCAAAGTTTTTTTCTTAAAATATATTTTTTTATCGCCATTGAAAATATAGTAGCGATGAAATGCTGGGTCATATCCAGCATAGTATTTTCGCCACAAACTGATATAGGAAGAACCATCATTGATTTGTTTATTTTCAGTCAACACACTTTTTATTAAACTTGCATAATCAGTCATAAATTATTGCTCCATATTTATATTTTACACATTTTTTGCTGAATTAGAATACAATAATTCATTTTGGTGTTTTTCAATCGCATATTCAGCCGCATCTAAAATATCAACGCAATAAGTTCCATTGTCTAATCTTTCATCAACTTGACTTTTAGAATTCCAAACTGCCTCTTGTAAAGATTGAATTAAATTGGTGCAATTACTTTTTATTTTCAAACGATCTGATCCAAGCAAAGAAACAAATAATCTAATTCGAGATACAATGCTGATCTTGAAGGCAGGTTTTAATTCAACTCGACAGAAATGTTGAATTGATGCAGCTTCAAGGCCACGTGCCAAAACAGGTTCGGCATTATCATAATTCACATCGAATGCCCTACCATACTTTCTAAAGCACTCTTGAGCGAAATCAACCCATTCACTCGCCAATTCAGTCGGTGTGATCTCCTTGTCGATGACTTTTTCTTCAAGGTAGATCACTTCTCGATAGAAAGGTGTGAATCCGACTAAAACAAAAGCGTGCTTTGATTTATTGCCGCCAAAGTCGACACCACCTTCGATCATGACAATATGGAGATCATCAGGCACATTATCGATAATAAATTTCTTTGGATTGTCAGCAAAAACACGATAAATTAAACCTTCGCCCTTGATCCATTTGCCTAAAATATATCGATCGTAATAGACCGTGCCGAAATATTCTTTGCATAATTCATCAACGAACTTTTTAGAAAGAAATGGATTATCGAAAATTGTCCATGTTTGGCAATAGATATCTAAATCAGTTCTATCAATAAATTGTTTCAACGGATGAGTTGGACTAGCTGGATTCCCTGTGAAATCGCAAACTGAATAACTTAATGATAACCTAGATTTTAATAATTCAAACACTTCGATATTACAATCGACTAATTCATCGCAGTAGGCATATTTAAACTTTGCACCACGAAACTTTGCCACTTGAGATATTTTTTCCATTCCAAGACAATAAACTTTTTCTCCAAACAAATAAACAATATTTTCTGAACTAATATCGCCAACAAGAGCATCGCCCCAATAGTCCCTCATCGGTTCTAGAATGTTTCTTTCAATTGTGCCTTTGGAAACACCTGTGATTAAATTCAAACCATCGAGTCCTGATCTCTCCATAATTCGATTTGGAATCACATAGGCAATGTCAATATAAGTTTTGCCACATTGAGTTGCACCAATTTTGCCATTCCAGCGATGAGTTGCATTTTTAATAAACTCAAGTTGCTTTTTTGAGAATTCTAGATTTTGCATTTTTTCTCATCCTCGTTTGATTCATCAGCTAACTTTTTAACTTTGGCATTTATTGACTTAGCGGCGGCAATCAGTTCAGGCATCGCACCCTCATCCGTGATAAGGTTCTCACTCTTGTAATGTTCCTTGTCATGATTGCATAGATAGAACTTAATAGCTTGGAAGTTAGGATTAGAATAACGTTTCACTCTTACAACTTTAGGTTCTTCCCTTCTATTCTTTTTCCCATCTTTATTAACGTAAGTAGAACCAATTACTTGTATAGTCTGTTCTTCATATTCAAATCCAACCGCCAAACGATAGAGAGAATCTTCAACATTTTTGTTTCTAATAGAAAGATCACCATTCAAGGCATCATTTAATTCACTAAAACGTTTGTCGCGGCGCAATAAATAAAATTGATTGATTGTTATATCAATCTCTTTCGAGATTTCTTTATAAGACATCCCTTTATAAGCTAAATACTCTATATATTCTAAATTAGGTAGTATTTTAGTATTATATAATTTAAGCAATGTCGATTCAGAGTTTCGATCCATAGTTTGTGATTTCCATAATTCATTATATACGAGTAAATAAAATTTAAGCAAGACACAATCTCGCGTGTATGCCTTGCAATTCGCCTGTGCATTGCGATTATATGCGCACGTTGAAAAACAATAAAAAACATCGATTTTTAATGATCGATGCTAATTATTAAACATTAGATTCCTTTGATGATCTGATATCGTTTCAACTTCAGCATC